TATGTATAAAAATACTATCAGTGGAGCTTTGTATCATCCTAATGATCACAACCTATTAGATAAACAAATGTTTCCTGAAGAAGATGTGGTAAACCATCCACCCCATTACAATAAAGGGGGTATAGAAGCAATAGATTATATCGAGCAACAACTTTCCGAAGGCTTTAAGTACTACTTAGTAGGCAACGTCTATAAATATCTCCATCGTTGGGAATACAAAGACGGCTTACAGGATTTAAAGAAAGCTCAGTGGTATCTCAACAAAATGATTTCCGATATTGAGGATACAACATGACAAAATTATTATGTACTTTATTATTTATCTGTTCAGGTATATCTTTTGCAGACACAAAACAATCAGAAATTAATTGTCTTGCTCAAACAATTTACTTTGAAGCTAGATCAGAACCAGTAGAAGGGCAATATGCAGTAGGTTTGGTAGCTCTTAATAGAGTTCAAAGTCCACAGTTTCCTAATACATTATGTGGTGTAACGCAACAAGCGTGGCGAGATGAGAAAGGACAACCTATTAAATATAAGTGTCAGTTTAGTTTCTACTGTGATGGAGAACCAGAACATGTTAAAAATGAAAAAGCCTGGATACTGGCTTGGACATTAGCTGAAGGGCTAGTACGACATAGACCCTTTAGAGATATAACTAATGGGGCGTTATACTATCATGCTGACTATGTTAGTCCGTATTGGGCTATAGCGCAAACACAAACCGTACAAATAGAGAAACATATTTTTTACAAGTAAGAAGGTTAGGTAATAGCTATGACAGATTATTACAATCGCAAAGATGAGAGGCGTAAAAAGTTCAACAAGAAAAAGAAAGATACTTTCAAACATAACAATCACCAGAAGGATAAGTTAAAAGATGAAACAAAGCACAACAGAAGGTAATCTAGCGTCCTTTAAAATCTTTGTAAATTCAAAGGGGGTAGTAATGACAGAGTTTAGTATGCTGCCCCCTAAAGAAGCTAACAAAGTTTTTAAAGATGATGAGTTAGTGCTAGTAAAAAAACTATTAACTGAAGCTGAAGTAAAACTTGGAGGGCTGCACGAATACTTAGAAAATGAATTAAGTAGTTTTGTACAGCCTACCTAGAATAAGTAAGCAACAGTTCGTAGAATCCATAGATAATACTACCACAAAGCCCTAGACCAAATAGAATAGCTATAATATCTAGTATGTTTCGTCTGCGTCTTTTCTGCCTATATACTAAATTTTCTCGTTTAGCTTTTATATCTCTACGCATTTGAATCATTTCACGATACGTTTCAATTCCATATACGACAACGATTAGATCTCGTATCTCCCTTTCTTGCTGCTCAATCTTTTTCTTTACGATGATTGCATTCAGAGCTTCTTGTTCTACTGATCCTTTGTCTAATAGTTTTTTAAATATAGGAGGTTTTTCAGTTTCTTTTTGAGCCTCATTGATGTCAGCTACATAGCCATACCACCTGCCTAGATGTTGAGCGACATCTTCAATTTCTCGTCCACGTTGCACAAGAGTCTGAACACCTTTAAAGGCAGTCGTAGCCATTGATAATAATGCAATAGGCTCCACACTATTTGCTCCTTTTCTTTCTGCGCTTAAATTCTTTCAAGCGTTTCTTTGGATTTAATATAGATACAAAGTAAGAATGCACTCTAGTTAGGGCACACAGGCAAAGTTGACCCACTACTACCCACTGAAATGACTCCTCCACTTGTAGCACTTATACAGTTGACACCAGGAACCCAAGTAGTTGTACCAGCAGTAAGCCTAGATAAAATATCATCTAGCTCACTTTGATAATTAGGAACACTTATACCTCCGATTGCATCCATAATTGCTTGTAAGGTACTTGAATAGTCAGGCCAGCTTAATCCATTAATAGCATCTAGCACTCCAGAATTATCTCCACCTGATCCACCATTTATACTTGCTAAACCTAATCCAAGTCCTAGATCCACCGATTGTTGTCCAGCTACATTAATTGCGTCATAAGATCCTAGCCCAAGGTTCAACATGTTTTCGCTATTTTGACCTAACATATTATAAAGGGCTGTTGTTTTTTGCCCATCTTGCCTAATTCTAGCTAGGTTACTTTCCATATTATGCCTGGAAATAGACTTCTGAGCATCACTAGACACCCACATACTTCCTAGTGAACCGACAACCGGGAGTACCGCTTTAGTCCACTCAAGAGCTACCGATTGTTGAGGCATCACTTGTGTGTTTGGAGACTGCATAAGGGCCAAAGCCATTACTGCTGAACCTGCCGCACTATTATCTCCACTCGCTGCTATCTTTGATAAAGCTTCAGACTTAGCTTGTTGAGCTTGTGCTTGAGCTATCGCTACTTTTTCTACAGCTTGATAGTATTCCATTCCAGCAGACTGACAGCCTGTTAAGACTATAAAGCATAATGCTGTAAATAGTTTTTTAATCATTTGTCTTATCCTCTAATATGTAAAATGTTTTAGGTATCTAAGAATACCTGTTAGTAAAATTACAGAAGCAGCACCATTGACAATTATAATTGCTCTATCCTTCCAAAGAATACCTACCCATAACCAGCCAAGCATTCCTATAAAAGAAAGTCCAAGGTCTAATGCTGCATTGAACTGAGCAGATCGAATACACATGGCAACTAATAATAATATAGAAGCTGCCCACTTTATGTACCAATCAATTGTATACTTAGGAGTTGCAGACTTATAAATTCTTTTAGAGTTTGCAATCTCTTCAGCAGTATACCTAGCCTCACTCTCCCCAGACTTTTGTTTTTTTGCCGCCTTCATATTCTACTGCGTGTCCTTCATTTATTAGAGTTGAACATACATCTACATTATCAACGTATGGTATCCCTAATATTCTTCCAAATTTTCCTTTGCCTAAACTTTGTAGTTTAAACGTGTCTTTTAAAATTTCTGTCAATCTTTCTTTTGCTAGTAGTCCTAGTTGCTTTTCTATAGGTCTACGACAACGGCTCTCAGGTGCATCAATGCCAGCTAGTCTAATAAACTGGTTAGAGAGTACAACATCAAACCCTAAATCAATATCACATACAATTGTATCTCCATCTACTACACGCACTAATGTACAATTATAGATGTAAGGTTCTTTCACTCCTGCTTGCCTTTACCAAGGAACAAACCGAAAACGGCAGTCATGGCCCCGGTGCACACCGAAACCAGCCCGGCCTGTTCAAGTGTTGGAGCTTCTAAAGTTGTGAACCAATGTATAACATCCCAACAAGCAAGAGCCATCATCAATACTAATAGTCGTGGAACTATACGCCACTTGTCAAATTCTTCTGGACTCATTTACGCATCTTCATAAGTTTGTCAGCACCTCTAATACCAAAACTCGCACTGACCGCAATAAAAAGGAGGTACGAATACCACTCAGGGAGGTTAGACAAAGCATCAAAGGATGCATGAACTCTGTCTAACACAGCAGGGTCGTTAAACGCAACTGCATAACCTACCATAAAGATGGGGACGGCTAATACAATTGTCCAGAATTCGTCTTTCCAGCTCGTCCCTGATGCCGCAGCCATCTTAGATTCCCAATCAGCATCGTGTTCTATGACAGCCATCTTAGCTTTGTGTTTAGCTTGTGACTGTTCATGCTTATTGTTCATCCATGTGCCAGCAAGATTAGCTACTGGCCCTACAATTGCGCTAAATATATTCATATATAATTCCTTAAATCAAACTGTGAAGCTTTCTCCGCAACCACACTTAGCAGAAACATTTGGGTTGCGAAATTCTAGTCCAGTGTTTAAACCTTCTCTTACAAAATCTAATTCAGAACCATCTAGATAAGCTAAACTTTTTGGATCAACAAACATCTTTACGCCACTATCTTCAAAAACTAAATCCTCTGGAGATACCTGATCAACAAACTCTAAAATATAACTTAGTCCTGTACAACCTGAAGGCTTGATACCAACACGAATTCCTAACCCACGCCCACGTTCAGTTATTTGATTGTAAACATAAGAAGCTGCCGTGTCTGTTATGCTTATTGTCATTGCATTTCACCCTCTTGCTTTTGCCGTAAATTAGCTACTGCTGCTTTAATTGCATCTTCGGCTAAAACAGAACAATGAATCTTTACAGGAGGTAAAGAAAGTTCCGTTGCGATATCTGTATTTTTAATTTTAATTGCGTCATCCAAGGACTTCCTTTTAACCCACTCTGTGAGCAAACTAGAACTAGCAATAGCAGAACCACAACCATATGTTTTAAACTTTGCATCTTCTATAACACCTTTTGCATCTACTTTAATTTGAAGTTGCATAACATCTCCACAGGCAGGTGCACCTACCATTCCTGTACCAACTCTC